GAAAATGAAAACATGGTATTGCGCCAAATGGCTGAAGATATGACCTATTATGGTGATACTCCGAACTATTCAAATATCAAGTTTCACAATGAATTTTCTAGCACATCATGCCCTGCTCGTTCCCTTGAATTGCACGGTGGCTACAATGACAGCTTGCGTGACTATGTGATTGCTAAAATCAAGCATTATCAATCCCTTGGCTCGACTGTCCAAGAAATGCTTGATAATGAGGGCAATCAGGAAGGTTGGAAGAAGAATGCTACTGGTTGGTGGTATGTCAATTCAGACGGTTCATATCCTAAGAACAAATGGCAAAAAATCGACGGTGTCTATTACTATTTCGACCAAAACGGCTACATGAAAGCTAACACATGGTACAATCACACGGACGGATATTGGTACTATTTGCTACCAAGCGGCGCCATGGCGACTGGCTGGGCGCTCATTGCAAATAAATGGTACTATTTCAAAGAAGATGGTGCCATAGTCACTGGTTGGGTCAAATATAAAGACCACTGGTACTACCTCGATGCCAAGGATGGCGACATGAAATCCAAGCAGTTCATTAAGTCAGCCGACGGATCAGGTTGGTACTACCTAAAAGAAGATGGCAGTATGGCAGACAAACCAGAATTTACTGTCGAGCCTAACGGCCTCATTACTACTAAATAAAAAAAATACAGAAAGGCTTTCAAATTTTAATTACACTTACCGCTGGCTCT